ACAATCTATTAAAGAAATAGATTTATCACTTATATCTGATATAAAGAAATATGTAGAACTTGCTGATTATATTGAAAGAAGGTGTGGTGAATCTGTTGGTATTACTAAACAAATAGAGGGTCAAATAGGTAATGATGAAGCTGTTAGAAATACTCAACAAGCTATAATACAATCTGCTAATATATTAGAGCCTTATTTTGATATGCACAATATAGTTAAGAGAAATGTATTACAAGCTTTAGTTGAAGTTGCTAAAGTAGCTTATTCTACTTATCAACCTAAATATTTAACTTATGTATTAGATGATTTTTCTCAAAGAATTATACAAATGGATTATGATTTACTTGATAATAGTTCTTATGGTGTATTTGTATCTAACTCTATGAAATCTGATGAAGCTTTACAAATGGTAAGACAATTGGCTCATGCTGCTATGCAAAATCAAGCTATAGAGATGTCAGATATAATGAAAGTAATGAGAAGTGAGTCTATTACAGAAGCTGAAAATCTCCTTAAGAAATCAGAAAAAGAAAGAAGAGAGTTTGCTCAGCAACAACAAGAAGCTGAACAACAAGCTCAGAAAGAACTTCAACAATCTCAACAAGAATTTGAAAAAGAAAAGATGTATATGAACCATCAATTTAAAATGGAAGAGATTGAGAAGAAAGGTGAGCTTGAGATTAAGAAACAAACTATTCTTTCTATTGGTTTCAGTGAAGATAAAGACCTTGATAAAGATGGTACACCTGATGTTCTTGAAGTTGCTAAGTTTGGTGTTGATGCAGAAATTAAACAAAGAAATATAGAATTGCAAGAAGCTAAACTTGAACAACAAAAGAAAGAGCATGAAGATAATCTAAAAAGACAAGACAGAAAACTTGATATAGATAACAAAAAAGCACAAACACAAGTATTAAAATCAAAAGTTAGCTCAAATTAAGCTATTAGGTAATTTTCATATAATTTAAGATTGAATCTTTGAAATATTAAATATTAAATATTAATTTTGCAAAAAATAAAGACATGACAAAAGAAACTAATAACAATCCATTAGATGATTTTAACTGGGATAATCAAATAGATTTTGGTGATGCTTTTTCTGACTTAGAACCTACTGAAGATAATGGTGATGATAATGATTTAGATTTGAATCCTATTATTGAAGAGGAAGAAGAAGATAATGAAGACAATCAAAATGATGAAACTGATGATGATACTCAAGAAGAGGAAGAACCAGTTGAAGATGATACTAAAAAGAAGTCAAATAAAAAAACTAATAAGACTACTAAAAAGGAAGAAAAATTAGAAGAATTTGATTTCAATAATAGTAAAGATAATAAAGAAAGTAAAAAAGTAGAAACTACTATTTATGATGATGTTTATAAAGACCTAAAAGAATATGGTATTTTAAAACACGTTAATATTGAAGAAAATGAAAAACTAACTCCAGAAAGACTTGAAGAATTATATCAACAAGATTATGAAACTGAAGTTACTAATAGAATAAATGATTGGGCTAATAAATCTTTAGATGAAGATGCTCAAGCATTTGTTAAATTCAAATTAAATGGTGGTAAAACAAAAGACTTCTTAAATGTGTATTTAAAAGAATCTGAATTACCTGAAGGTAATATTGAAGATGAAGATTTTCAAGATGAAGTTATAAGATATCAGCTCAGACAAGAAGATTATGACCATGATGAGATAGAGGATATGTTAGAGAATCTAACTAATAGTGGTAGAAAGAAACAAAGAGCTGAAAAATATTATAAAAGAATTGAAGCAAATCTTAATAAAGAAAAAGAACAGGTTCTTTTAAGACAGGAGCAAGAGAGAAAACTAGCTATAGAAAAAGAAAATAAATACACTGAAGATGTAAAAAAGATTCTTACTGAAAGTAAAGATTTAGGAGGATTAAAAGTTACAGATAAAGAAAAAGTAGATTTATTTAATTTTCTAACTAAAAGAAGTGTAAAAGTTAATGATAGTTATTCTGTTACAGGATTCCAAAAGAAATTAGCTGATACTATTAATGATAAAGGAAAGTTAGTTTTACTTGCTAAGTTGTTACATTCAGATTTCAATTTTGATAGTTTAAAGAAACAAGTTGAAACTGCCACAACTAGAAAAGTTAGAAGTAATTTAGAAAATAGAAAAGGTTTAGAGATTAGTGGTGTTGGGAGTTCTACTAATAAAGGAATAAACCTTTCTGAAATATTTAGTGGAATTTAAAATTAATAATTTATGGCATTAGACATTAGATACATGAATAATGTTCGCAGAAGTGTTAATCCTAATTATACCAATAGGAATAATCTAGGGTTAATCTCTGAGAAGAAACCTTATCAAATGAAACCTATACTTGAAGGTTTGTTTTCTGCTCAACATAATTATTCTGGTAATGCTTTTAGTTCACTTATTGGTAATAATAAGATGACTATTAAAGGTACAGACTATGAATATAAAGTTGCTGCTGATGACTTCAAACCATTAGTAATTACTAAATCTATAGGTAACATTGGTGAGTTTGTTGGTACAGGTGGTACTATGTTTGATATTGAAGTTGATGTAAACTTTTATTTACCTTCAGATGTTATTGTACCTCTAAGAGGAAATAACAGTTATCAGTGTAGAATACAAGATGGTCCAATAGCAACAGCTGGTGGTAAGTATATTTACAAAGTTCAATATGTAAAACAAAATGGACAAGGTATTCCTGCTGAATTATTTCAAGTAGGTCAAGAGTGGGCTAGAATGTGGGCTACTGCATCAGAAGCTGATATTCAAGGTGGTTCTGTTCAATTTGGTGGTTACTATACTTTATATGGTAAAACAGGTAAAGTTAGATTACAACACGAAATTACTGACTATGCTCATGAAATGGTTCTTGCTGCTAATTTTGTTCAAGATGGAAAAAGATATTCAACTTGGTTACCAGCTATTGAAGCTAAGATGATTAAACAATTTGAAATGGATAAAGAGAGACTTCTTGTTTATGGTGTTTCAAATGATAATGTTAGCTCTGCTGTTGGTTATAATGTAGACACTTTTCCAGGTGTTATTGAACAATTAGAAACCTCTGGTAATAACTTCTACTACAACAGATTCTCTGTAAAATTATTGGAAGAATATCTAGCTGATATTTATTTCTCAAGAGTAAGTCCAGGTGAGGTAAAAGAAATTACAGTACTTACAGGTTATTGGGGTATGGTTCAAGCTTCTGAAGCTATGAATAAATTAGTACAAGAAAATAACTCTTGGAAGTTTGTTGGAACTAACTTTAACCCTGCTAAAGCAGTTACAAGTTTCCACCCTAACTCATATAGTTATGGTTACACCTTCTCTCAATATATTTCTAGTATGGGTATTAAAGTAAACTTTGTTCATATGCCTCTATTTGATGATAGAAGATTTAATAGACAAGTAGACCCTATTACTGGTAGATATGTTGAATCAATGAGATATTTATTCCTTGACTTTAAAGGTGATAATGGAACTAATATCAAGAAAATTGAAGTTGAAGGTACTTATGGATTTAGCTATGTGAGAGGTTTAATTGGACCAGAAGGAAGAAATCATGGTAAGAACCCTGCAAATACTAAAGAAAGTTATTCAATACATATGACTGAACAGTTAGGTGTTATGATAGAAGATATTTCAAATTGTGGTATGTTGGTTTATCAACCTAATGGATTACTATAATTTAAGTGTTGTCTTTACTTTTAGAAAGGGGTGGTAACCCCACTCCTTTCTTACTTTTTATAGCAACACTTAATAAACAACAAATAATAAATAAAAACAATACTTAAAATATATGGCATTAGTAGAAGTAAGACCTGTTAAAAAACCAGTATGGTTTAGAAATGAAGAAGCTAGAGCATTAATAAAACCTATTAAAATTGGTTGTGCTGTAGATAGTAGAACTAGAAAATATGTATTTCCAGCTTCTGAAGAAGAAAGAAAAGAACTAGAATCAATATTAGGTATTAGCCTAGATTTAAATTTTAAAAATAAAGAGGAACACCCT